AAGCGAAGCAGTACGCCTTCCTGGCCTCGCTGTTCACCCAGCGGGTCACCGCCGACCTCAACCCCGAACTGATCGAGTCGTGCATCCGCGAGCAGACGCTCACCAAGCGGGGCGCCTCGAACCTGATCGACATGCTGATGCAGTCGCCCCGGAAGCCCGCCGCGCCGAAGGTGCACGAGGACGGCGAAGCGCTCACCGTCGGCTACTACCTCCAGGAGGACACGGTGTACGCCATCGTGAAGGCGAAGACCTCCGACAACCTGTACGCGAAGCGGCTCGTCTCCACCGAGCGGGGAAGCGCATCGTGGGAGTACGCACGCGGCGCGATGAACCACCTGGTCGCCGCCCACCGCCTCACCCTCGACGACGCGAAGGCGATGGGAACCCGACTCGGAGTGTGCGTGATCTGCGCCGCGACCCTCACCGACCCGGAGTCGGTCGAGCGGGGGATCGGGCCGGTTTGCGCAAAGCGGGTCTGACCCCGACCAAGAAGTCCCCCCGCCGGGAGCCGGGGGGACTTCCGGCCAGCCGGTCATCCTAGCCCCGTAGGGGGGAGTCCGGTAGTCTCGCGCTATGAGCGCACGCAGACGAACCGACGTTCGGGCCATCACCCGCTACTCGCTGGCCGTCCTCGACGCGCCCGCTGGCATGACGAACTACCCGGCCACGGCCCGGTGGGAAGGGCCGATCGGGTACGAGGAGCAGATGACCGGCGACGGTCGACTGATCCAGAACGGCGCGCTCGTCTGGGATTTCGCCGTCGAGACTCCGACCCTCCGTTTCGTCTCCGAGGACGTGGGCGCACACGACGGTGCCGTCACCGTCGGCAACGTGCTCGGCATCGAGCGACGCCCCGGCGGAGTCATCTGGGGGTTCGGCGACATCGACATGGCCTCCGAGGCTGGACGTGAGGCGTACCGGCAGATCGCTGAGGAGCGCCAGAACGGCGTCAGCATGGACATGGACGACGTGTCGTTCGAGGTCCGCGTGGCAGGCGAACTGTACGACGAAATGTCCGCGTTCATGGAGGCGATGTTCGACGAGGACGCCCCCATCCCGGAGGAGCAGGAGCCCGAACGGGACGACCAGGGTCGCGTCACGGTGGCGACCGTCAACTCCGACGACGAGGTCATGGTCACCACGTCCGGTCGCATCCGCGCGCTGACGATGGTTGCGGTGCCCGCGTTCGCCGGTGCACGTATCAGCCTCCAGGACGACGAGCCCGAAGCGGACGATCCCGACGACGAGACGATCGTGCAGTCGACCAACGCGAGCGCACTGATCGCGGCGGCGGCGCCGGTCGCACCCCCGGCGGCGTGGTTCGACCAGCCCCGGTTCAGCGGGCCGACTCCCCTGACCATCGACCCCGATGGCCGGGTGTACGGGCACGCCGCCCTCTGGGGCACGTGCCACCTCAGCCACACGGCGGGCGGCAAGTGCGTCTCCCCCCCGAACTCCCCGTCCGGTTACTCCTGGTTCCACACGGGCGCCCTGGAGACGATGGAGGGCGACATCGTGTCGGTCGGACACCTGACGATGGGAACCGGCCACGCGGCTGACACCCTGAGTGCGGCGGAGACGGCCAGCCACTACGACAACACCGGTCGGGTCGCGGCGGACGTTCGCATGTACGAGGACCAGTGGGGCATGGCGTTCGCCGGTGGGCTCCGACCGGGACTGACCCCCGAGCAGGTGCGCGAGTTCCGCGCGGCTCCTATCTCCGGGGACTGGCGTCGAGTCGGCTCGGCCCTGGAGTTCGTGGCGGGCCTGTCGGTCAACGTCCCTGGCTTCGGTGTCCCTCGACTCCACGGTCGCATCGCGAAGGACGAACTCACCTCCCTCGTCGCGTCCGGCGTGATCGTCTCCATCCCGGAGGGGATGGCGGAGAGCCTGTCGGGCGACGACATCACCTACCTGCGAGCGTTCGCAGACCGAGAGCGGCGTGCAGACCTGGACCGTCTGGCCGCTCGCCGAAACCGAGTGAAGGTGGCCGCGTTCGCGCGTCGCCACCGGAAGGGACAGTAGTCATGGGTTGTGCGTGCGGCAAGGGCAAGGCCACCGCGAGCAAGACGGAGGCCACCGCCGATCAGAAGGCACGGCAGGCGCGTGAGGCGCAGGCGAGGGCGAACACCGGTTACGGTGTCCCCCCGGTGCAGGTGGCCCGTGCAGGCACCGGCGTCTCCCAGACGTTCGCCCTCGAACGGGGCGGGCGCACTCAGGAGTTCTCGACCCGACTGGAACGGGACGCGGCCATCGCCCGTGGGGGCGGCACCGCGCACTGAACCACCCCAACATGTCCGTCCCGCCACCGCTCCCGTCGGCAGTGGCGGGACGGTGCCATGTAGGGCTATGCTCAGCGTGACGTGATGGCGGTTCGGGCCTGCGGACGATTCTTCGTTCACCCCGACCAGGAGGCCACCCGTGTCCACCATTTCGCGCCGGTTCCGCCCGTCGCTCATCACCCTCGCCACGGCCTACGCCGACCAGTCCGCCGACAGCGAGTCCATCGAACTCCCCGCCGACCTTGCCACGCTCGACGACGAGGCGCTCGCCGCGCTGAGCGCCCGCGCGTCGGAAGCGTTCGACGCCATCTACGGGGACGGCTCGTCCGTCCTGTCCACGGAGGACTACGCCACCGCCGCCGCACTCACCGACGCGATCGAGTCGCTGTCGGCAGAGGAGGCCCGCCGTGACGCCGACTCCGAACAGCGCCGGGCAGACACCGCCGCACTCGCATCCCGAGTCCAGGCGGCGACCGCCACGGAGGAGCCCCAGGACGGCGAGGACGGCGACGACGCTGACGGCGACGACACCGATGACGACCTGGAGCCCGAGGCCCAGGAGGGCGAGGAGACGGCCCCCGTCGAGGAGCGTGAACTCGTCACCGCGTCCGGCACCCGCCGTTCCCTCTCGATCAACCTCGGTGCCGCGAACCGCCGGTCCCGCCGGTCCCAGCCGAAGCCGAAGGCACCGGCAGAGCGCGGCATGCGCGACTACGCGTTCGCCAACTCCGACGACCTCGGTGTCGGGTTCGGCGCCGGGATCACCCACGTCGAGGCCGGGCAGATGCTCGGCAAGCGCCTGTCGACGTTCGCGAAGTCCACCTACGAGGGGGCGGCGCGTCGCGGCCAGCACATGCGGGAACAGCACCCGCTGATGGTGTTCAAGCGGGACATCCCCGCCGACCTCATGGTCGCGTCGGCCACGTCGGTCGAGGAGGCCAGCCGGGCGATCACCCGTGCCGTCGACCAGTCCCGACTCCCCGGCGGTGCACTCACTGCCGCTGGCTGGTGCGCCCCGTCCGAGCCGCTGTACGACATCTGCACCACGGCCAGCCGTGACGGCCTGTACTCCCTCCCGGAGGTCGGGATCAGCCGTGGCGGCATCCTGGTCCCCACGACCCCGGCGTACGCCGACCTGTACCAGTCGATCGGCTTCCACTTCACGGAGGAGCAGGCCATCGCGGGCGAGTACGCCCCCGGAACCCCGGCTGGCACCCCGAACGTGGTCGGCGACAAGCCGTGCTACGAAATGGAGTGCCCCACCTGGGAGGACTACCGGCTCGAAGCCGACGGCCTCTGCCTCGTGGCCGACCTGGTCACCCAGCGCGGCTACCCCGAGGGTCTGGAGTGGGCGACGGAGAACGCGCTCATCGCCCACGACCACAAGGTCAGCGCCGGGCGCATCGCGAAGGTTGTCGCGGGCTCGACACCCCGAGTGATGACGGCGGGCACCGTCGGCACCACGGCCCCCCTGCTGGCCGCGATCGAGATTCGCGCCGAGGCCATCCGGTACGCCGGTCGGCTGTCGCGGAACACCCTCCTGGAGGGCGTGTTCCCCTACTGGGTGCGCGGCGCGATCCGACAGGATCTGTCCGTCCGGCTCGGCGTCGACCTCCTCTCGGTCACCAACGCGCAGATCGACGCCTGGTTCGCCCAGCGCGGCATCGTACCCCAGTACGTGTACGACTGGCAGGCACTCCCGATCGGGGCGCTCACGTGGCCCGCGACCATCCAGTTCCTCCTCTACGAGGCGGGCGCCTGGATCGGCGGCGTGGACGAAATCATCACCCTCAACTCCGTCTACGACTCGGTGATGCTCGGCCAGAACAAGTACACGGCCCTGTTCACGGAGGAGGCGTGGCTCGTGGCCCCGCGTTGTGGCCTCTCCGAACTCGTCACCGTCCCTGTCGTCTCCGACGGATCGACCCACGCGGGCGTCCTCCTCACCGGCGCCCTCGTCGGCTCCTGAAACGCTGACCGACGACGAAAGGATAGGTGACGAGCATGCCGCTCATCGCACCTCCCGCATTCGTCGCCGCCCCGCCCCGTGCGCCTCTGGCGTACGGGCTGGGGAGCGTCCTCGGCTGGCGTGACGGCGACCGCTTCACCTCCGGGGTCCAGTGGACCTCGGTGACGTGCGACCCCGCCGGTGGGCGTGGTGGCCCGTGGTGCGACCCGGACACGGTGATCGGCCTGCCCAAGGAGTTCGACGGTGAGCGCACCGTCGGCGAGGCAACCCCGTTCATCGTCTACGGCCACGACACCTGCTCCCCGATCGGCTCGTCCTTCACTGAGGGACAGGAGTACGCGACCGCGCACCTCCTGGCCCGCGAGGAGGCTCGTGCTGAGCAGGCACTCTGGACCGGCGACCTCGGCTCCGTGCCGAACTTCGTGGGTGCCAACGGTTACGCTCCGCCCGTGTCGGCTGGCACCCACGACACCGCGCAGGCGGCGCTGGCCGCAGTCGAGGATGGGCTGGCCCGCGAGTACGGTTCGGTCGGCGTCATCCACATGTCCCGGCGCACCGCGTCCCTCCTGGCGAAGTACCTGGAGAAGCGCGGCGGCAAGTTGTTCACCAAGGGACTCGACACCCCCGTGGTGGCGGGAGCGGGCTACCCCGACCTGGGGGAGATTGTCGGCACGGCGGCGCTGTTCGGCTACCGGGGCGACATCTTCACCTCCTCGAACCGACCGGGCGACCTGTTCGACCGAGGGCAGAACCAGATGTACGCGGTCGCCGAGCGGGAGTACACGATCGGGTTCGACCCGTGCCCGGTCGTGAAGGCCATCTACACCGGAATCGAGACGCCATGAGCCTGCCCGTATTCGACGGCACCGGCTGGATCACCGGGATGCCCGGCCTGCCGATCGTCGCCGACGACCCGGAGCCCCAGACGGCCCCTGACCCCGACGAGGCGGACACCCCGACGGACACCCCGGCGGAAGCCCCCGAGCCCGGAGACGAGCCCACAGAGCCGATCGAGGTGACGGAGGAGTTCGACCCCTCCGACCACACTGTCGCGGAGGTCCAGGCGTACCTCGACGAGCACCCCGACGAAACAGACGCCGTACTCGACCGCGAGCGTGCCGGTAAGGCCCGCACCACCCTGATTGGAGCCTGACATGGCTACTCACTGCTTCGTTCCGCTCCTCGGCAAGATGATCCGGGTGACCGAAATCGACTCGTGCGGCGCACTCCTGACGGCGGGCCAGCAACTCGCCACCGACGGGTTCGTTACGCTGACCCTCTCGGCGGAGGTCGAGGAGGGCACCGAAATCATCGTCCGTAAGGCTTCCGGCGCACTGTGCGTCAACGAGAAGCAGGCCGACTCGTTCAAGCGCTTCACGGTCGAAATCGAGTTCTGCGGCGTGAACCCGTCCCTGCTGTCGCTGGTGACCAACGCCGTGCCGTACGCGGACGGCGAGGAAATCATCGGCTTCACGGTCCCCGAGGGCGAAATCAAGAAGTGGTTCGCCCTCGAACTCTGGACCGGACTGAGCGGCGTGGTCTGCGCGCCCGGCACGGAGGAGGCGTCGGGGTACATCCTGCTCCCGTTCGTGACGGCTGGTGTCCTGGGGGACATCGAGGTCACCGGCGAGGACGCGATCACGTTCAGCATGGAGGGCGCCGGAACCAAGGGCGGCAACGCGTGGG